ACATTCAAGATGAGATTAATAGACTAGAAGGCAAATATGACCAGCACAGAGATTGAATTAGTAAAGCATCTTGATGAAATAAACAAGGTGGTTGAAGAATATTTAAAAGGAAACGATCCAACAAGAATATCAAAGACTCTTGACCTACCAAGAACAAGAGTTGTAGCCCATCTTAATGAATGGCGAGTCATGGCCTCTGCCAATGATGCTATTCGTGCTCGTGCAAAAGAGGCTTTAGTTGGAGCAGACGCACACTATACTAAACTAATTAATAAAGCATATGAAGTTATAGAAGATTCTACTACTACGGCAAATCTAAATGCCAAGACCGCTGCAATTAAACTAGTCATGGATATTGAGTCAAAAAGAATTGACATGTTGCAAAAGGCTGGGCTATTAGAAAATAAAGAACTTGCAGAAGAGATGGTTCAAATTGAGAAACGTCAAGAGGTTTTGATTGGAATTCTGCGTGATATTGCTTCCGAGCATCCAGAGATTAGAGATATTGTTATGTCAAGATTATCTGAGATTGCTAGAGAGGGAGAGGTAATAACAATTGTCCACGATGTTCAATGATTTTTTTGAGATTCTTAAAGAAAATCAATTTGAAGAAAATCCAGTAGACGTAAAAACATTTGTTGAGTCTCCTGATTTTTTAGGACAGCCACCGCTATCTCCAATTCAATATGACATTGTTGAGGCAATGAGCCAGATATACAAAAAACCAGAACTAGAAACACTTCTTGGTTCTACAGAAGGATCAAAACAATATGACAAATACACCAAAAATGAAATCATCTTACAACTGGGCAAGGGTAGTGGTAAAGACCATGCTTCTACCGTGGCTTGTGCTTACGTTGTTTATAAGTTACTATGTCTTAAAGATCCTGCCAGATATTTCGGAAAGCCACCAGGAGATGCCATAGACATTATAAATGTCGCTATAAATGCACAACAGGCTAAAAATGTTTTCTTTAAAGGATTTAAAACAAAGATTGAAAAGTCGCCATGGTTTGCTGGTAAGTATGAATCAAAAGTAGACTCAATTGGCTTTAACAAATCTATTACAGTTTACTCTGGGCACTCAGAAAGAGAATCTCATGAAGGTCTAAACTTGATTATGGCAATTCTTGATGAGATTTCTGGCTTTGCTACAGAAACTGCAAGCGGAAATGATCAAGGTAAAACTGGTGACAATATATATAAAGCGTTTCGTGGCTCTGTAGATTCTCGTTTTCCAGATCTTGGTAAGGTTGTTCTTCTTTCATTCCCCCGTTTTCAAGGAGATTTTATTTCAAAGCGGTATGAAGAAGTAATAATGGAAAAAGAAACAGTAGAACGTAGACACACCTTTATTATTAATGAAGAACTGCCAGAGGGGCCAGATAATGAGTTTGAAATTACATGGGAAGAAGACCATATCTTGTCTTATAAGTATCCCAAGATGTTTGCACTCAAAAGGCCGACATGGGAAGTAAATCCAACAAGAAAAATTAATGATTTTAAGATTGCATTTTTAACTGACTTGGGAGATGCGATGATGAGGTTTGCTTGTATTCCAACATTTGCATCTGATGCATTTTTTAAACAGAAAGAAAAGTTAGAAAAATGTATGACTCTAAGAAACCCAGTAGATAATTTTAGAAGGTTTGATTTGTCTTTTAAACCAGATCCTGATAAAATTTACTATGTACATGCTGACTTGGCTCAGAAACACGATAAGTGTGCTGTTGCTATAGCGCATGTAGATAAATGGGTAAACGTACAGGTTATAAAAGATTACGATCAGGTAGCACCTATTGTAATCGTAGATGCCGTAGCATGGTGGGAGCCAAAGGTAGAAGGACCTGTAAATTTATCAGAAGTAAAACAGTGGATAATGAATCTTCGTAGGGAGGGTTTTAACATAGGCATGGTTACATTTGACCGATGGCAGTCCTTTGATATTCAACAGGAACTAAAAGCGGTTGGAATGAGAACTGATACTGTCTCTGTTGCCAAAAAACACTATGAGGATTTAGCCATGATGATCTATGAAGAAAGAATTGCAATGCCTATGATTCCTTTGCTTCTTGATGAGATGAGTGAACTTAAAATTATGAGAAATAATAGAGTTGACCACCCTCGCAAAAAATCTAAGGACTTAGCAGATGCCGTCTGTGGGGCGGTATTTGGGGCAATCTCGCATACAAGTAAGGATTCTAATCATGAGATTGAGATTCATACTTGGTCTTCTGCCAGCCGACTTGCACAAAAGCAGAGGGCTATGGTAGAATTGGAAACTAGGGAAGTCCCTGACGATGTCAGAGATTTCTTGACAGAATATAAATTAATTTAATGAATAATACAACAAGGAGAAAAATGAATTCATTTAAGAAAATTGCTCTAGCCGTGGTTGCAGCCATGACTTTGGGCACTCTCGTAGCAACACCTGCAAGTGCTGCTGTAATGACAGTCGCTGTATCGCTTGACGGAACTGCTAATAGCACTAACTCCGCTATCGCTACACCTGCTGCATTGCCAGTACCTGCTGATAATACAGTTGATGCTGCAGATGCACTACGCTTTATTGCAACAGTTGACACAGGAACAGCAGTTTCTGCTGTCTGCACAAACTGCACAATTGTGTCTGCACTACACACAACTGCTGCACCAGTAACATCAGCATCGGGATCTTCAAGCCTGACTATTGCAACTGGTACAGGAACAACTGCAACGTTTTATGTATATACTAAAACGACAGCAATTGGAACCGTGGTTGTTACAAACCAGGGAACTACATTAACATATTATGTACAGGGAACTGCTGGAAAGATTAATACCCTTTCTGTAAGTGCTCCTGCTACTGGCGCTGCTGGAACAAAGCAAGATGTTATCGTAACTGCAACAGATACATTTGGAAACAAGGTATCTGCAAAGTCAATTACTGCAACAGTATTTGCTGCAACCGCAGTATTAGACACAGCAACAGCAACAACTGGTTCAGCGCTATCAGATTTTGGAACAGCAACCTTTAAGGTTACTCTACCAACAACTGGAACACGCTCACTAGTAATGTTTGCTCCAACAACCGCTGGAGATGCAACAACTGCAGATGTAGTCGGATTGCCAGCACGAGCACTTGCTCCGTTTGCAGAGATTACAGTTCGTGATCTAGTATCAGAACTTGCTGCTGAAAAGGCTGCAAAGGATGCAGCGCTTGCTGCTAAGGCAGTTTCAGATGCTGCAGTTGTAAAGGCTGCTGCTGATGCAGTTGCTGCCAAGGCTGCTTCAGATGCTGCTCTTGCAGCAGAGAAGACTGCTTCTGCAACTGCACTTGCTGCAGAGAAGGCTGCTTCTGCTAAGGCACTTGCTGATGCAAAGGCTGCTTCAGATGCAGTTGTACTTGCTAAGGATGCAACCATCGCTAAGTTAACAGCAGATAATGCTGATGCACTTAAGTCAATTAAGGATGCTTTCAATGCACTTGCAAAGAAGTGGAATGTAAAGAATCCAAAGGCTAAGGTTACTTTAATCAAGTAATTAGTCCAACAACTAGGGGAGCCATTAATTTGGCTCCCTTTTTTGTTATATTATTATGTCTAACTGAATAATTTGATATAATAGGCAAGAGGAGTTCTTACCACTTGAATAAACTTTTGCGTATATCTACCGTTATTTTACTTACTTTTGGATGGCTTCTAATAGCTCCTACAGAAGCTAATTCAGACGATCCACTAACGGTTGCAGCCCAACAAATTGAAGAACTTAACGATAGTGTAGATGATCTTGGATACAAGAATGAATTTTTATCCCTAATTGAAGAGGCAGAAGATAAGTATGACCTTGCAGTATCTGCACAATCAACCCAGTCTCAAACCTCAGATCTATATGATGATTCTCTTGACGCAGAAGCCACGGCACTTGAAGAAAAAGACTTAGCCCAAACATCAGTAGATGAACAAACAATAGAGGTAGCCACTGCTTTAGACAATAAGAATGATGCCTACGATGCCCTTGGAGTAGCCAACATCAATCTGTCAAACGCTCAGCAAGCATTAGACAGTGCTGGTTCTGCTGGTCTGGCATATGATGTTTATAGTCTAATTAGAGTTAATGGGCAAGCAACCGTAGATCAATTTTTATGTAGTGGCACATTCAACTCAAACTATATGAGTCGTCCAGTGTGCGGAAATCGGTATGAAAACTTTATAGTTAAATTTACTGGAAAAATAACAGTACCCTCATGGTTCACATCAACAAAATTTGCAGGATATACAGATGATGGTTTTAAAATGTATATTGATGGAGAGTTGGTTATTAATAACTGGATAGAGCAAGGAACAACATGGAGCCCATACTCTCCAATATATGATGTAACAATAGACAAGGTTTTTGATGTAGAAATATGGTGGTACAACGGTGGTGGCCCAGGATCTTATCACCTTGGATGGGCTATACCTGGAGGATGGACTGGTGCAGGTTGTGACTATGCTGGAAATCCAAGAGTATGGGGACAAAACTTTAGTTGCAATCTTAATACATTTTCTCATGGATCTGGAGCAACCCAAGAACAAACAAACGCCTACAACAACGCACTTGCTGCAAAAAATTCAGCACAAGATGTATATAATGATAAATTATCTGTATATAATTCTGCCAACTCAACTTTAACAACATATAATCAAACACTTACAACCAAGACTAATACATATAATACTGCTGTAACAAGTACAGCAACTGCATTACAAAATAAAGAAGATGCAGAAGATGAATATAATGAATCAATAGTTGATCTTAATAATGCTATTGAAGATGCATGGGATTATTATTATGAGCAAACACAAAGAGAGCTAAACGCTGCTATTGCTCAAGCAGCAGCCAATGCTGCAACTAATCAGCCTACACCAGAGCCTACTCCAGAACCAACAATTGAACCTACTCCTGAACCAAGTCCTGAGCCTACAGTAGATCCTACACCAGAGCCTACCCCAGAGGTTACACCAGACCCAGAGCCAGAGCCAACAGTAAAACCTACCCCAGAGCCTACTGTAGAACCAACACCCGAACCCACTATAGAACCTACACCTGAACCAACCCCAGAACCTACACCTGGACCAGAACCAACGGTAGAACCAGAACCCACACCTGAAGAAAAGCCAGGGATTGAAAATAAAGAATTAGCAGCACTCGTACCTGAAAAGGGAACAGGAACCACAGAAGATTTATCTGGAGTTATTGCCAACCTTACAAGTAAGGATAACAAATTAGTTAAACTATCATCAGAGCAAGTTGCCGCAGTTAGCCAAACGCTTAAGGCCTTGACTGTTGAGGCTAGGTTAGAGATCGCTTCAGACCTTGGTATTAAGCCATCAGAAGTTGCACAGATTGCTGAGCAGATGAAATCTAACCCAGCACTTGCAGAAGCATTTGTTGAGTTTACTGACAGAGCAGAATCTGCAGGGGATACAGCAATGCCATTTACATTAGCGGATGCAGTAACAGAAGTACAGACAGAAGCATTTTTAGCAGATCCGTTGAGTGTATTTACAAACATAGATTTTGATCAAGTATTTAGCCCATCAGAATGGGGCAAAGATATGACGGATGATCAGAGGGAAAAGGCTCAAGAAGTTCTTATCCCAGTAATTCTGGTATCCAATATTATTAGTTCAGTTATGTCAACAAGGAGGGTATAATATGATAATGATAGATAAGTTAATTAACCAAGCAAAGGCCTTTATTGGCAAAATAAAGGTTCCACAGGTAAAAATACCAGCGGTAACTAAAATAAAAATGCCAAACCTTAAGCCTTTACTTAATAGGGTCAAACCTTTACTTAATAAGGCAAAGCCAGCTTTATTAAAGGCTATAGGCTTACTCAAAAAGGCTCTAGAATTGGCCTACAGGCTTGTTAAAGGCTTTGTTGCATGGTTTGGTAAGGCCATAAAAGAAAGCATTGCCCAGGTATGGACGCTACTAGGATTCTTTATTGCATGGCTTACTCTTACTGGTACCGCTCAACAAATCGTAGGAATTGCTACAATAGCCGCTACTATTTTGTGGCTTATCACAATACCTCTTCGTGAGGAAAAAGACGAATAACTGCTATAATGGTAGTTATGGTAAAAATAATCCTAACTGCTTTTCTTGGAGTCTTGCTTGTGGGCTGTGGCTATGATGGTCACTACCGCTATCCCTGCCAAGATCCATTAAATTGGGAAAGGGCTGAATGTAAGCCACCAATCTGCATCGCTAATGGGGCATGTCCAGAAGACTTGTCAAAAATTGAAGGGGAAAACAAATGAGTAAAGAAAGATTAACTCCAGCAGATTTAGATGCTAGGTTAAAGTTTATATTAGGAATAACGCTAGGTTCAATTTTATTTTTAACATCAACAGGCATAATGTATGCCCTTATATTTGTAACACAACCAATCACAGGACAATCAGATCGGAAGA